TAACAATGATGGCTTATGTTCTTATTTACAAAGCACTAGATGACAATGGAGATAAACTATTTGATTTAGCAGATAAAAATGCTTTATTGAATCAGGTTGATAGAGAGATATTAGTTAGCGTAGCCCAACAAATTATGGGACAAGAACCTATTGAGGACACGAAAAAAAACTAATAAAGGACTCTAATTTATATATGCAATATGCATTAGCTGAAAGACTTGGAAAAACCTTACAAGAACTTCAACAAATTAGTGTCCAAGAATATCAAGGATGGATAGCTTACTTAGAGTTAGCTGAAGAGAAACGAAACAATGGCAAATAAAAAAGTAAAGTTTGAATTAACAGCAGTAGACAAGACTAAAGCAGCTTTTGATAAAGTAACAAAAGGATTAAAAGGTGTTGGTGGTGCTGCTGCTGGTGTAACAAAAGGACTAGCAGGCGTAACTTTGGCTGCTGGTGCTACTGCAACAGCTTTAGCTGTATTAGTAGATAAATCATTTCAAGCTGTTGATGCTATTGGTAAAACTTCAACTCAAACAGGTATAGCTACAGATACTTTACAAGCATTTCATTTAGCTGCTAGAGAATCAGGGACAACAATCGAAGGTGCTAACACTGCTTTAATTAAATTTGCTAGAAGTGTTGGTGATGCACAAAGAGGTGTTAAAACGCAATCAGATATATTTAAAGACTTAAATGTAAATCTTAAAAATGCTGATGGAACAATGCGTACTTTTGACGAGATATTAGTAGATACAGCTACAGGAATTACAAATCTTGGGGATCAGACAGCAAGAGCAACAGCACTAGCTAATTTATTTGGTAGACAAGGTGTAATCTTAACTGGTGCAATTACTGACTTATCTGAAAGAGGTATAGCAAACTTTATTAAGAGAGCTAAAGATTTAGGAATTGTATTAAGTGAACAAGTAATAAGAAGAACAGAAAAATTTAATGATGCTGTAGGTGTTATTAAAATGCAAATTGGTTCTTTTGTTAATAATATTACAACGTCATTCTTGCCTGTATTTGAAAAAATGCAACAAGCAATAGCTGAATTTATACAAAGTAGTATAAAACAAGCAGGTGGCATGGATAAATTAGGCATGAGTATTGCGAATGCAATTATTACAGGAGTTGCTGCTACTATTAAAGCATTAGGTGAACTGCAATTATCATTCGCAAATCTAGCTGTCAATTTAGATACCATTTTACCTAACATCACTTTAAAGTTTGCTAACTTTGCTCAAAGCATTATGGCACTTTTACCAACAACAAAAGCTCTTGGTACAGCAATAGAAATAGGTCTAATAAAAGCAGAAGCAGAACTTGCTATACAAACAAATGAACTGGTCAAGGCAAACACAAAATTTAGAGATAATGCTAAAAGCGTAGCAGATACTTTACTTGGCTTAAGATTAACTGAAGAAGATTTAGTAGCAACTAATGATTCTTTTAATAAATCTTTAGATGAAACAGCACTTAAGCTAACAAATATACAAAGTCCCCTTGATGTATATAAAGCACAAATACAAGATGTTGGTAAATCAATAGAACAATCAGGTGTTAAAGCTATGAAGTCTTTCGAAGATGCAATAGTTGAGGGCTTAAAAACTGGAAAGCTATCATTCAAAAGTTTTGCAGATGTTGTTGTAACTGAATTATTAAGAATTGCAGTACAACAACTAATTATAAACAATATATTAGCTGGTTTAAAATTACTTGGTGCTGGTGCTTCTCTTGGTGGAACTGAGCCTGATTTAACACAAGGTAAATTAGAAGGCATGGGTAATTATGAAGGCGGTGGATTTACTGGTAGTGGTGTAAGAGCAGGTGGTTTAGATGGGCGTGGTGGTAAACTTGCTGTAGTACATCCTAATGAAACTGTTATAGATCACACTAAAGGTCAAAACATTGGCACAACAGTTAATTTCAATATTTCAACAGTTGATGCTGCTGATTTCGATCAATTATTAGCATCAAGAAAAGGATTAATAACATCAATAATAAATAATGCTATGAATAATCAAGGCAAGATGGGGATAGTATAATGTCAGGTCAATTTCCAACATCACCTAATTTTAGAAGTTTAAATTTTAAAGATAATAGACCTAATTTAATTAATCAGACTTTATCAGGAAGAAAAACAGTCAGACAAATAGGTGCACAATATTTTTCTTTTACAGTGCAAATGCCACTTATGCAACAAGAAAAGGCTCAAGAAGTATTTGCATTTTTACAAAAACAAAAAGGTTCTTTTGAGAACTTTACTATACAAGCACCATTAGATAATTTGGGAGCAGGTAAAGCAGAAACAGATATACAAGTGGTCGGATCACATACATCAGGAGATGCTTCTATTGCTTTAGATGGTTTTTCAGCCAGTCAGACAGGTGCTTTAAAAGCAGGTGACCTAATTAAATTTGCTAATCATAGCAAGGTTTACATGGTTCAATCAGATATTGATTCTGATAGTGGCGGAGCATTAACTGTTCTTATATCGCCTAACCTAGTAGCATCTCTAGCAGATAATGAAGCTGTTACTGTAAACAAACCAAGTTTCACTGTTTATTTAGCAAATGATGAAGTTATGTATACAACAGATATAAGTGGTTTTTATAGTATTTCATTTGATGTTAGAGAGGTTATAACCTAATGCCTAGAAGTTTATCATCTGCTTTACAAACTCAAGTTTCTGCAACCGCAACTAAGACAGCTTTCTTAGTTGAGCTTAATTTATCAACTGTCATTAGATTGACTGATTGGTATACCAATGTCACTTATGATTCAAATACTTATGAAGCAGGCGGTTCTTTTTTGGCGGTTGACTCTACTGTAGAAACAGGTCAACTACAGGTTAATGAAATAGAAGTAAATTTTTCTAATGTAACAGATCAGGTTAGGTCTTTAGTAGAAAGTGGTGCTTTTACAGATAAAACAGTAGACGTTTATTTGGCTTATTTTAATACAGACGAAACTATTGTAGGTGCAATAAATTACTTCACTGGACAGATAAGAAGTGTTGTAATTGAAGAAAATATTAATACATCAAATTTAAATATGAGAGTTGCTTCTCATTGGGCAAACTGGAATTTAACAAAAGGCAGACATTTTTCTGAAGAATCACAACAAGCATTTAGTTCAGGAGATAGAGGTTTTGAGTTTGCAACACAAGTAAAACAAGATGTAAGGTGGGGTAAGTAATGGTTTGGAGCACTGTAGTCAGCTTTTTTGTTGCTGTAGGTGAGTTTTTCTCAAAAGCAATAGTTATTGGTGTATTAGCAACTGCAAGTATTGTTACTGGGGTTAAAGGTTATAGACAAGCTAAAGATATGCAGAGACAAGCTGCTGCAATCATGGCTAATAAATTTGCTGCTGGTGGTAAAGTTCCTGTATGTTATGGAACTCGTAGAGTTGGAGCACAAGTTGTTTACATGGATGTTTCTAACAAAGATTCAAGACATTTATTTATGGTTTATGCATTATCTGTAGGTGAATGTGAGGAAGTGTTGGGTGGAACGATACATTTAGATGGTACGCCTATAACTGATCCTGATAAATTTAGATATGGTAGTTATATAGGTTCAGATAAAATATCTTCAGGAGCAGGTTCACTAAATACAGTTTCACAAATTGGTGCTACTATAAGTGCTGGTGCTGGTCAGTTTGGAACTGATCCTACAGCACGATATAGAATTGTTTTAAACTTACATCACGGAGCAACTTCACAAACTGCTGACCCTATGTTGGTTGCATCTATGCCAAATTGGACTTCAGCACATAGATTAGATGGTATTTGTTATATAGCAGCACATTTTAAATATGATGTAGATGGAATGTGGCAAGGAGTACCTCAGTTGACTGTTCAGGTACGAGGAAAAAAAGTTTATGATCCTAGAGATTCCAATCAAACATTTGGTACTACATCTACTTATACTTATTCAAATAATCCAGCCTTAGTTTTTTTAGATTACATTACCAATAATGAATATGGTAAAGGTCTGACAGAATCACAAGTAAATATGTCAACATTTAGTTCTGCTGCTAATGTTTGTGATGTAGAAGTAGATCAGCCTTATTTTAATGGATCGGCACAATCATTTACATGGAGTGGTACTGCTGGTGATGATTTTATTACTGTAGGTGGTTCAAGTGCTAATGCTGATTGGTATCAAAATAAAATAGACGAACTTATAAGTTTATTTGATGCTAATGGTAATGGAGTTCTTGATGGTCTTGAAATAAAAGATATACAAAGGACAAATTATTTCGGTTCAGATGAAAATTTTAGAATATTTTTTAATGGCACATTAGGTTCTACTTATACACCGCAAACAGGAACACAATTATTAAAAGTAAAAAGATTTCATTGTAATGCTTGGATAGATACTAATAACAATGTCATAGATAATGCTAAAGAGCTTGTGCAAAATATGCGTGGTATTTTTCTTTATATAAATGGAAAATATGAATTGCAAATTGAAGATACTGGAACATCTACATTTAGCATTAATGATAATCATATAATAGATGAAAATGGATTATCAGTTGATTATGGCAGCAAAGATAACAAAGCAAATAAAGTTATTGTTGAGTTTTTTAATGGTAATAAAAGATATGAATTAGATACAGTTACAGTTTTACATGATGCTACGCCTGAATATTATTCAGATGATGGTGATGAAATACTAGAATTAAAAGCTGAATTTCCTTTTGTTACTGATCCGTATATTGCTTACAACATGGGTAAAGCAATTCTAACTAGAAGTAGAAATCAAAAAACTTTTCAATTTACTGGTACTCCTGAAATGTTTAAACTTAATGTGGGAGATATAGTTGATTTAACTTATGCAGGTTTAGGTTTTTCAGGAAAGGTTTGTAGAGTAGAAGCACTAGAATTACAATCAGATGGTTTGGTTGGTGTTAAGTTAATAGAATACTTTGATGTATATACATGGGAAGTGCCACCTCAAGAACCAGTAGAAGAAAAAGCAGATTTACCTTCTGCTTATGCGGTAAAAGCACCAACAGGATTATCATTTACTGATACTGACTCTAGCTCAACAGGCAGACCATTTTTATCTTGGAATGAACCAACAGATTTTCCTGCTGATCAATATAGAGTAAATGTTGTAGATAGTTCAAGTAATCAATTAATAAATAAAATTGTAAATACTACTGAAGCAGAACTTAATTTTATACCTACAGGAAGTAATTATGTTGCTAGTGTTACCAGTCTTAATACATTAGGAACTGAATCTGATCCTGCGACTTTAACTTTTACTGTAGGTGATGAACCAATAACAGGTGGTGATATAGGAGTTGGAATAATTACTACTGATAAATTAGCAGATGATGCGGTTACTACAGCTAAAATTATTGATGATGCTGTAACTAATGCCTTAATAGCAACCAATGCAGTTAATCAAGATAGTATCGCTGCAAATGCAGTAACAGCTACGCAGATAGTAGCTGGAACTATTACTACAAGTGAAATAGCTGCTAGTACAATTCTTGCAGCCAATATTGCTGCTAATACTATTACAGCAGGACAAATAGCAGCTAATA